CGGCGATAACAAAGACCCGCTAACTCAGTTTATGATTGAGGCAGGTGTACCCCACGAACGCTGTGTTATGAAGCCAGACTCGACTACCGTGTTCTCGTTTGCTATGAAGTCTCCCAGCAACGCCGTAACGCGAACTCAGATGACAGCCATAGAACAACTAGAACTGTGGAAAACATATGCGTTGCACTGGTGCGAACACAAGCCATCTGTAACTATATCTGTAAAAGAAAATGAATGGATGGATGTAGGAGCGTGGGTGTATGAGAACTTCGATGTAGCCTCTGGGGTATCTTTCTTACCGCACAGTGACCATACCTATCAGCAGGCTCCCTATCAGGACATAGATGTTGATGAATACAACGATTGGCAGCAATCCTACAGCTACGTGAAGCTAGATTGGAACCAGCTAAGCCTGTTTGAGAAAGAGGATAATACTAGTGGTTCCCGTGAACTTGCTTGTACGGCAGGTGTGTGTGAAGTTGTTGATTTGAGTGCTGCGTGATGAATAAGTTTATACACGACAGTTGGAATGTGATTATGAATAGTAAACACAATCCTTTGCGAAACATACCTGATATGAATACAAGACATCTTGTTATGCAACTTCTTGCGTGGATGTGGTGTATCATCTTTTCAATGTATATTGGGTCTATCACCGTATTTGGTATAAGTGCGCTATTGCATAGTATCCTGATAGCTGGTATAGTAATAACTGTAGCCACGTTCGAGGTTGCACGTAAAAGGCCACAATACTTTGGTGGTCTTGGTAGAGGCATAGGGGGAGAGCATGAGTAGACCAGAGTGGGAACGCATGTCAGATGATGGCATGAATAAGTTTTTAAAGGTGTGTGTCACTGCACTGTTTTTGTACGGTGCGTATGAAGTAGTGCTTGCATTGATAGGTAAGTTCTCATGAGTATAGAACCGTGTGTAGCAGACCGTAAGAAGTTTGACATAGACCTGCAGTACGGAAAGGTGCGTGAGAAGCGTGTTGCTGACATGCTGCAGGATAAGAAGATAGAGGTCAAGTCAGAGCGAGACATGTGGGTTCGAACTGGCAACATAGCCGTAGAGTACGAGTGCTATGGTAAACCCAGTGGTATTAACGCAACCAAGTCCGACTACTGGTTTCACAACCTCTGCATTGGCGACGAGACTTTTGCAACGCTCGTGTTCGATGTCCCATCCCTAAAACGTATCATAGACAACCTAGACGAAAAACGCACCGTATCCGGGGGGGATAACGGTGCGGCTCGTATGTATTTACTCAGCCTTCAGAAATTGTTTTCCACCGATGTATTTAAGGCTTACAAAGATGGCAAAGAAAGCTAAAGCTGAGTTATTTAACCTGACATGTGTTATGAACACTGAGGGGCATATTGAACTGGACTATCAGGCGGTAGACCCAGAGGAGTTTGTGAAGACGATGGAACGTGGTTTTCCAGAGTATGAGGGAACGTTTAAAGTTGCTAGTCTCGTTCGTTATCTACGAGAGATAGGAGATGACGTGATGGCAAACTCTAGCCGCTACGTTTAGTTGCCCCTGCAATCTTATCAGCGTATGTAATCTTGTCACGAGGCGGGGCTAGTGCTGCGAACGCTTTGTTCTTACCACCCATAGCCATCTTCGGCATACCTGCAGCAACTTCAACGTTCTTAGACTTACGTTCCTGTGGCTTTGGCATACCCATTGGTCTAGGCATGGTTTGTTTAATCACAGTCTGCTTCTGTGTGCGGTCAGCCATAGGATTCATTTCTGACATCATCTTTGTATCAGGACTCATAGGACTCCTGACTGTAGAGCCGTAGGCGTAAGCTTTGCGGCCTTTTTTATTCTTGTTCATTGTTTGCTTCCTCATAATCTTCAAAGTATGCTAGGGTTGCTTCTTGTTGTCCTTTTCGGATAATGTCCGTAACAACAAATTCTGTAATTAAAGTGTCGAAGGTTGCTAGTTCCTTCGGTGTAACCAGCTTTGGATACATCAGTATCTTTTCAATAATCTTTGCTGCATCTTTATTCTGTAAAGCAAGAAGCAAAGCATCTGCATCTAACTTAGTAGCTAATAATAAAGTTACTTCTGAAGTTACGTATAAAGGACTAACCATTCCTCTAGCTATGTTGTATGCTCTACTTAAAGCAGAGGCTGCAGACATTCCTTTTGCAGCAGCATCTGAAGCTATACGAACTGTCTCTTGGTTAGCTAGATAAGATAAAATATTCTTTAAAGAAGTTATTTGCTCTGCTGGCATTATCTTTTGCAAATTATTCAATACTTGCGGATTTTCTAACTCGGCAATTGCGCCAAGTACATTGCCAAACTCTGATGTCGTGATGTTTTCTCCCAGCAACCCTGACTGAACAGCCTGTCGGGTAGCAAGCTTTGCTTTCGGTCCGTATCCTCCAATTTGTATGATGCCCTGATAAACCATATTATAAACAGCATTATCAAATAGCTTGCCTAATTCTTCAGGAGTTAAGTCTTTTAGGTCAGGGTCACGAGGCATTTCACGCATAAACATATTACGTAATTCTGTTACATCCCCGTATCCTGATATGTACTCTGAATAGAAAGCCATAGGTTCTTGCAGTTTTGTTATTGACTGTAGACCCTGCATAGCCTTTAATTCTTTCTTTTGACGAGCTTGTACTACTGAAGACTTTTCTTTTATTTCTGTTTTAAGTTTTGCTACTGCTCTCTTGCCTTGTTCAAAAAGACGACCACCATTCTTTATCTGTTTTGCAATGTCTTTCTCTTCAGCTATAAGGCTAGTTAGATTGGCAACTAAAGCTTTATCATTATTACCTTCCATATCTATGACGTTAATTTGAAACGTTTGACTTATTTCTTCAAGTTCATTTATAACAGACTGTTTAAAACCAATACCACGAGGGTCTCCTAAACGCACTCCTGCTGCAGGTTGTTTGTTTAAAAAGTCAGCAGCCCACGCATCATATATAACAGCTTCAGTTATCTCCTCAAGTAAGTCTAGTGCTTGTCTACCCTCTTTTGTACGAAGGTCGATACGCATTTTACCGTCATCTCCTACAGTGCCGAATAGCTGCTCCATAGCAGGTATTTCTTTTGTGCGAAGATTTCGTAGTGCCTCATCTTTATCTCTGCCGCCTTTCATAGCTTTGGCAATGTTATTTCCCATTCCTTTTACGATGTCATAAGGCGTAGCCCCCTTGAACATTCCTGAGTAGGGTCCTGAGTCTGCAGTAAATTTATCACCTACCTTAGACCTCATTAGCTTGTTCATAGGCGAACCCTCACGAAGTGGGTCATTAAGCTGTGTATATTTTTCCCGTGCTTTTACAAGTTCCTGATATCCTTCGCCGTCACTTTCCTCTAATAGTTTATTAAGGCGTTTCTCAGCAGTCTTATACTCTCTAGCTACAGCCTTATTAGATGTTTTGTGACCGTAGTCTCGAAAGGCCCTGCGAAACTCTTCTGCTTCTTCAATAGTAGAATTAGCAAACACATTTAACTTACCGTTCTGATGAAGAAACAAACCAAACTGAACTGGCTCGTTTATCATCATCGCTTCTATATCCTGTAATTCTAGTCTGCCCTTACTACTATCTACAATAGACACCATCATCTCTTGCAACTCTTCTTGCCCTAATTCTTCAAGAGTTCTACGTGTCATAGCTTCGAACATCGTACGAGACTTCCTGCCCAAGAAACCTGAGAAGAAAGTAGAAGTAGGTCCAAAGAAAGTTGTTATGTTCTTTTCGTCAGCGGCAGCAAGACTTAGCATATCGTCTACGAATGGAGATATATCTATCTTTGGTACGACTTCACGCTCTGCTTGAAACTTTCTAAAAGTATTATAAGCTTCGTCCATCTCCTTTGACAGATAACCATAACGCTGAAACAGGACACCCTCTACTGCGCTTTCTAGTGCGCTAGAATGAAGTTGTCTGTTATTACGCACAGACCGCACACCATCAAAACGTTCGAGTAGTGAGTCGTTTGTTTTTATTAAAGCATCCCTTAGTTCTTCTACAGTTTGTGCAGCTTCGGTAAGCTCCTGACTTTCTTCTGTTCCAACTCTACGTGCTAAAAACTCTCTAGCTTCGGCGTAATCATATAGAAATGTCTCTTCAAGAGGTGTTGAAATATCAGATACAGCTTCATCCATCATACTGTCAAGATTCTTACTAAGCTTAATAAACTCTTGGTTCATCATGTCTTCTATGTTCAGAAGACTTTTCCGTGTCTGCTGTATCAGGTCAGTAACAACCTGTGTTTGAGAGGGGTTTCCAAACTCAGCAACATGCTCTTCAAACGCATCAATCATAGCTGCAGTGCGTAGACGTTTAGCATCAACAGCCTTTGCAGCTTCTAAGGCTCCTGTCATGCCACCTTTTCTAAAACCTTTCATAGTCATAGTTTCGGTGCTTATCTGATAGGCAGCTATTGCTTGAGGCAATCCAGATGCTTCTGCAAAAGACATGTCCAACATCTCTTCAGCTCTATCGCGTTGTGGACCTTCAGGGAAAATGTCAAGAACACCGTCAAGGAAGTTTTGTTGCTGTTGAAGTTGGTTTAAAAACTCTTCTTGTGTTTCAACATCCATACGCTCAACTTGTTTGAAAGCTCCTCGTAATGCCCTACGTTCTTTGTAGTTCATTTTTCTCCCGTAACGGGGTTCGTAATATAGTTTTTCGTAATCCTGCACTGTCAAGTCAGCATTAGTTAACTTGTGAAAAATAGCAGTCGTAGGGTTTAACAAACCATCAGGTGTTATTGCAGCAAGGCCCTGTCCAGTTATGCCTGTAATCTTTCCAACTTGTCTGCCCACAAACTTAGCTGCAGGAACGGTAAATTTTCCTGTGACTAAACCTCCTATAAATCCTGTCATCTCTGCTATATCAGGATTCATACCAAACGCACCCGGCAGTAATTCTCTACCTAATGCTGCGGTTAATGCGAGGCCACCCTCTTCTTTTACAATGGTAGCCATGTAAGGGCTTATACGTGTCTTTACATGATTTCTTCTGCGAAGTCTAATTAGGTTGTTTCGTTCAGACTCTAACTTAGCATACGCAAAACTTTCACGACCATTAGGTCGTAACGCTATTGCTTCCATCTGCTTACCCAAGTCATCTATACGGTCTTTAGCATCGCTCATCTGCTGATTAAGACCCTTGTTGTATATCCCAAGGTCGAATAATTTTTCGTTAAGCTTAAAAGATTTGTCCTGCTTTCTTATAATTGCAGGAAGCTGCTCGACAGGTATGTCATCTGCAATACCCATCATTTTGGCACGGCCCTTTATCTGGGCAACGTAATCCAGCGCAGCGCGATTCTTTGTTTTAGTTAGGATGCCACCGCCCAGTATATTTTCAGCAAATATTACGCCAAAAGACTCTACCATGTTCATCTGGTTAAAAGCTTCTTCGATTATTTCGTAAGCAGCTTCATCTGAAATAAACTCACGCTCAACTTTCTCACCAGTGACTGTATCAGTTATGAAAGCAAAGTCTTCGTATTGTTCGTCAGACATTTCCTTTTTAGCACGTTCGCGAATAGAATCGTTGAAGGCCATCGCTGCTGTTGGTGCTGGCAACACATCTGCGATACTTTGAAGGGCTTTTTTAGTTTGCTGTTGACGCTTGGGTGCTAATGCGGCCCACTCATCAAAGTAGCTTGTTTGCATATCATAAGCTCTGCGTATAGCTTCTACGGCACTACCTGCTAAGTCTGCAGCGTAAGTTGGCAAGGTTGGAATGGCACGTCCTGTCTCTGCAAGGCGTGTTGCTAAGTTCGAGAACATATCACCTGTTAAGAAGTCATCAACAAAATACTGGCGAACAGCAGCGTCAATATCAGGCCGTCCTGTATTGACTAGCGGACGTAGAGTATCGTCTAGGGCTTTGCGTCCTATTGCATACTCTTCTGCCATGTCCCGCATTTCAGGGTCTTTAATACTGCTTACGTCTATGTCACCTAGCGGTCCGGTGAACGGAAGAACAGGTTCGAACTTACCAGTTTCCTGTTGTTTCTTTTTAGCAAGGGAATCTTGTATTGCTAACTGTAGTTCTATTTCTTTTTTAACAGCAGGATTACGAGCTAGTTTTGCGGAGACAGGACCCTCGTATACTTGAGTCTCTCCATTACCTGTCTGAATACTTACAGTGTCGCCAGCGTCTAATTTTTCTAGCACATTCTCGTATGTCAACGGTTCCTTTTCTTGTACGCTGGCAGCAGCTTCTTCACGAAGTGACTTGAACTGTATTCCTACGCCTGATACTGGACGTATAGCCTTGTCTAAAAATTCTGGCAGGACAGATGAGGGCAGGTCTTTTACAACACGTACTTGAGTACCTGTGCCTGCTTCTGGTTTTGGCTTTAATTTAACCGGAGTGATATCAAGACGTGGCACTCCTTCTTCTGTTGTAGGCAAATCTTCTACAGTTCCCTCACTTTTCGGTAAAGCAACCTCACCAGCTTCAACCATCTCGCCCACAGTTTTACCACGTTCAAGGTTCTGTTCGCTAAGTGCTTTCTGCTCGTCTTCTTCGTCTACAATTACGGGAGTTTGCTGTGCCTCTGCCATTAATCAGTTCGCCCTTGAGTTGCTACGTATTCCTCTGACACATCCGTGCCGTTTGCATCAAATACCTGTTTATTGTTTCCGGGTTTTCTAAAGAACCCTCCGCCCAAATCAATAGCATCTGTTGGCAATCCTTCTGACGGAGGCTGTTTACTGCCGATGTTTATACCAGATGCTATTTTTCTTCTGTGAGCTTTTCTAGCAGGCTCGATGATGTTACGATACAACAACAGTTCCTTGACTTGTTTTGCTTTAACGTCTTTCTTCTCAAAGTCAACATAGAACTGTGTATCTTCAATATCACGTTGAGCTTCCATTATAACTCTATTTAATTTACCTGTCACCACATTAGTGTTTGTAAATAGACCTGTGCCTACAAGCGAGTTCATCTGTATTTTAAAGTCATCGTTAGAAAGTCTACCGTTGTTATCAACAGCCCTAGCACGAGCATATGCAAGTTGGATAGCGGCTAATTGAGTTATACCTATATCGTTTGCAGTTTTTATGCTAGTATTTTCTGCTTTAATTGTTTCGATAGCAATATTTCTTAGGCTTTCAGCGCTTGTGCCTGACTCTAATTCATCTGCACTTAATCCGCTAAATAACTGTTCGAACTGACCACCGGGACCTAAAGCACCAATAACTAACTCTTGAATTAGCCCAGCAAAACCAGTTTTAACAGTTCCGTTTGGACCTACATTATCTCGTATAATTCCTGCAAGGTCTTTTGATTTTATAGCAAAGGTGTTTTTATCTTTTATTTTCTTCATGTCTATGCCGCGAGATTGCAAGACCTGTTCACCTTTAACCACTTTACCTACAGTACCCGGCGCACGAAACTCTGGTGGCTCTGGCACTAGGGGCAGAAGCGCATCTACAAAACGGGCAGTATTGCCTTCAGGAGATACGTTCGTATATAGGATATCAGACACATTCTCTGTGACAGTTATGTCTGAACGTTCGAGCATAGTTGCTGCACCAGCATCATACAAATCTTTGGTGTGAGTTAATAGGTTGTATATAATCGTTTCTGAGTCTGTGCTATAAGAGTAACTGTTTGCGTCAAATAACATCATGCTAACATTAGGATAATTTCGGTTGGCTGCTAATGCTTCTAGAAACGCCTTTTCTTTTACACCCTTTTCACCCTGTGATAAAGTTCGAAGTTCGGCTGTAAATCCACCAGCACCTTTTTTAATAGGCATAAATATCTGATTAGGCTTGAGACCTTGACCTTTTGTAGCTGCACTTATAGCTGCGGTTACAGTCTGTTGCACACGAGACTCATTGTCTATACCTAATCTAGAAGCCAAATCATCCTTAAACTTAACAACACTACCGTATATGCTATAGTCTGTAAATACAGGAGTTTTTAACTGGCCGTCTTGATAGCTATTCGTAAAATGAAAGTCAGAGCCAAACTGCATCAGTTGACTATTAACTGTCCCAACAAACTGTTGAGCAGCACCGGGGCTGGCAAGGAACTCATCCATTTTTGTCCTATAAAAATTAGGATTAGAAAAAGAACTATTGTAATCTCGTAAATTTAAAACTGCAGATTCAGAAGGTTTTTTGTCACGGTAGTCCCAGCCAAAAGAAACAGTATTATCACCCATGCCAAACACTGTTTGAGGTGTTTTTGCCTTTGCCATTTGGACTTGTAAACCTAACAGGTTTTCTAGCCCGTATTCTTTAAGAAGTGCTACTTGTTTTGGGTCAGTTTTATCTATCCGTATCTTATCATTTAAATACGCCTCTGCAAGGAGTCTAGAAAAGTCCTGTCGATTTTCTTCGGCAAGACGTTCCTTTTCATACCTAGCTTCCCGTTCAAGTCTCGAACGGTCATTATAAGCATTTAACGCTCCTGTAAAAAACGGAATTAGCGACATGCTAGTCTTCCTTCTTCATGTTCATAAAGTTATCTTCACGGGGTTGTTTACCAGCACGAATAGCAGCGTTGACATTTTCATACAGCATATCGAACATGGCTGGATTATTTTTTTGCATCATAGAAATGAAGGTTTCGTCATCCATAGTTCCTTCTTCTAGGGCGTTATTGTTTTCGAAGAAACGATAAGGTATACCCGCTTCTTCTGCCATGTCAGCTATGAACAATGCAAGGGGACGCTTCATCAACAATCCAATATCAGGGTTGAACTTACCTTCAGTAAACCCTTGCATCAAAATACCTTCTACGATTACCTCTACAGAAACTCCTACCATAAGCAACTTTATCAATTCTTGTTGTATGCGAGGTTTTTCTAGGCTACGTATACTTGCTTCTAATGCTCGTTCAGGATTGGCTTCTTGAGGCGGCTTACCCCAAGGCCATCGTGTATTATCTTCCGTAAGTGAATGACCGGGGGGTGCGGATGCAAATTCGTCTATTGCTGCAATGCTACCCCTACGAGGCTTCATCTTTTCCATACTATCAACGCCTTGTTACTTGCTTTGTTACCTGTGCTGGCTGGGCTGCAGCAACTCGTCTGTTAATTCCTGTAGTCGAGTGACCTATCGTACGTCTTCCTTGCTGTAAGTTGATTGCAGTTCTAAATACCTTATCAAGCTGTGGGTCAGACAAACCCCCGCTACCTATACGTGCCGCCAATCGTGCGTGGGCATTTGATATTTGAGGCATGTTATAACCAAAGGATGAACCTTTAGACGCACCGCCTTGTCCTGAGTACATAGGGTTTCTAAATCTTTCAGGTTTAAAGCTTCTGCCATAACCGTAAGTTGTGCCTTGTCTCCCCCCTCCTCTTTCGGACCTTTTTTGCATTCTAGAATAGGTTCTTAAACCGCTTCTTGCAATGTCTAAAAATCCAGAAGAACCTGAATCGAATACGTTCTCTATCCCAGACTTTCCTTTTGATACGAAATCACCTACAAAATCTAAGCCTGCACCAATCCAATCATCAAACCCAGTTGCTAAATTAAATATTTTATCAATCATATCTTACTCTTCACTTGTAGCCCAATCCATTCCCCAATTCATAAGGAACTCACCAATTTTTTCTTTTAATTGGTCCTTTTGTTCTTTATCATACAGTTCAGCGGTATTAGCAAACTGCATAGCTATAGCCGCTATATCATGCTGCCTCTGCAAAAGATTTTCACTCTTCTGAAAGTTCCAAGAAGCAACATCTCGCATCATGTTCCATAAGTTGTTCAAAGCATTTTGATTTGCATTAAACTCGTTTTGAACGTCAATCCGATTTGCTTCGTTTTGTGATGCAGTATTGGCTGTGTTTGTTTCGCGTCGCCATACAGCATTAGATTGGTCAACAGCAAACTGCATGTTTGTATTGAACTTCTGACGGCTATCAGCAAGTGTTTCATTATACTGTGCCATAGCGTTTTGTTCAGCAACATTAAACTGTTCCATAGCTGCAGTTCTGTTAGCGTTAGCTGTCTCTACCTGCGAACCTAGTTCGGTAAAGAACTCTTCTACCTGAAGTTCGTTTTTAGCGTTAAACTGAAGTCTTGCATTTTCTTCTGCAGCGTCTTTAAAAAGTCCGTCTGTCAAGGCTTGATATGTTATCAGGTTACTTTTTTGTTCATTGTCCAGATTTTTTACATCTAGGGCTAGAAAGTTCTGTGCATTGACTACCTCTGCTTTAAGCCTAGCATTTAAATTTGCAACGTCCATAGAAGCAACGTTTATTGAATTTTGTAAAGCTGCTCTTTGTTTGTTATCGAGGTTTTTAAGCTGTATAGTTCCATATTTATCTGCGTCTTTTGATGCAATCTGAATACCTGATTCCATTAAGGCTTGGGTTAAGGCTGCTGCAGCCATAGAAGATGCACCCATACCACGAGATTGCATAATTGCATTTACTTTACGAGCAGCAGGAGAAGCCCACGGCGGAAGTGGACCGCCTGATGTTATTTGTTGCATCAGTTCACCTAACTGATACTGGATTGTAGCTCTCTCATCAAGTTCTTCAGTAACACCTTCAGCGTACGCATCGGGAGATAGTTCGCCTTGAGGTGCTGTAGCAATATAACTTAGCTCGTCTTGTCGAGCTACTTCTGCTGGACCTAACGCTTCAACGTCATCGATAACTGTCTCTATCTTGTCGATTTGACCTATGGATTCGTCAAACCTTTCAGGTGCTTCAACATCTAACTTTGTAGTATCAACTTGCCCTGCTGTTAATTTATCACGTTCATCTAGTTTGTAAGTATCCGTGCTTAACAACTCATCGTCCTGAACCTCTTGTTCCTCAACCTTAACAGCAGGAACAAACGCACCAGTGCCTTCTCCTGCTAGGTCACCCATGCGTTCTTGAAGCTCAGTATCCGATTTGATACGTACTTCTTCTTTTCTCTCTTCAGACATTTGCCTGATAGCATCTTCACCGGGTATTTTAGGTTTTGCGGGACTTGCCATATCTATTTACCCTCGACTTTCTAACCCAACGCCGTAATAGTTAACTTAGGCTGATGAAATTGAGCAGAGCCTGCACCATCCCAATATTTAGTAGCATGAAGGTACGCTTCATTTGATGAGCCGTATTCCCTACATTCAATTTTGAGAGTTTTTGCGGATGTCCATGTAGCCTGTCTGCCAGTTGCGGTGTCTGCTGAACCGCCAATGGGAATTACATATCTTAAAGTTGTCACAAATTCTGGGTATTGCCCACTTAAATTAAGCCTTTGATTTGTCACTTCATTTGAATCAATAAAAAATCTAAAATGAGCAATACCGTTAGCATCAAAAAAAGTAAAATGAAGAGTAAAATCGTAAATTACGCAAACCGTTCCTGATGGTGGAGTATATGAAATTTGAGACCCAGTTATAGTGGTAGAAGTGTTATCTAAGGCTTGTGACGCAGTAACATTTGTAGGGGTGTAAGTTCCGCTAGAAACAGTGTAATTTTGACCATCGCATAGCATGGCAAGTTGTTCATTAACAATACCCCCAATACTTCCGCCACCTATGAATGCCGCTAGTTCTGCTGCTTTACTCATGCTAAGTCTCCATGCGTAGCTGTACTATTATGTGATGCATCAACATAAGCAGAACCAGTGTAACTACTCATTCCATAAGCACTTGATGTGCTTGTAAATATATGATTTGTATGTAGCCCAAAAGACCCTGCCCCTTGAAAACTATCCCCAGCATAAGAATTTGAATTGCCCACACATGAATAACCAGCACTATCATGTGCCGATGATAAATTTGCAGTGAATTGTCCAGTTGCTCTATCTGTCAAACTTGATAGGTTAAATGAGTCCCTTGCGGTAGTACCTGCCATATCAAAATTTACAAAAGATTTTGATACTCCCCCTGCAACCGTACTCATGCCAATGGAGTTGTTACCGCTGGCATCCTTCAGGGTGTTTACTCTCAGTTCGCTTGCCATTACGCTAGGTCTCCTGTAATCATTGCAGCATTGTCACCATCAGCAAGACTTGAAGTTCCTAGTCCAATAGTTGAAGCCCTGTAAACAGTTGTGCTAATTGCAAGACTTTGATAAACATGATTTGCTTGAGAACTACACATAACAGGATAATCTGCGTTACCCATAGCATTGGTAACGTTAAATTCTGATACGCCTGTTGTGTAATCTACGTATGATGCAATATTAAACGTGTCACCATTTATAGCTCCAGCAGCGTGATTAGCTCCTTCTACGAAAGATTTTACTAACCCCTGTTGCAGGTTAGTCGTGGTTGAGTTGCCCTCGCCAGTAACTGCAATAGAGCCAGCGGTGGCTACACCCGTAATTGTATCTACTTTAAGTATGCTTGCCATTATGCGAGGTCTCCGTGTACGCTACATCTGTTAAGGGTAGAATCAAAAGCCGTATGAGATGTGTTTCTGCGGGTGTCTCTAAATTTACTGGTTGTGTTTTCCCCAGTTGTTTCACTACTTGACATAGGAAAATAACCACTGTTATTACCTTCGGCTTGACCTGCAAAATTTGCATTATTCATGCTGTTTGTAAAAGCTAAATCAAACAATCCAGTTCCAGAGTCTGTTAATGTAGCCACATTAAAACTATCATTTAGTGTTGAACCAGCATCGTATTTTGCCCACATCTTTGCTGCGTGTTGTTTAGTCAACTCAACAGGGCCAGTGCCAGCCTTATCTGCAATAGTATCTACATTCAATACACTGGTCATACGATGCTCCAATACCCGTTAACAGTCACGGTTGCGTTCTGTGTGATTGGCCCTGCACTCACGCCATTCTCATCAGAGTCAATCGTAATGTCTGCGCTGATAGTCTGACCGTTGAGACGGATGATGCTGTTGTTGCCCTTGAATGGATAGCGAGTATCCGATTCAGTCTTGGTGTACGAGTTCGCAATGCTGAACGCATCGTAGACTACCATCTCAACTATGTCGTTCAGGGATGCCCCTGTGACCAGTACAACGCTAGTGCCTGTTGTAGCAGCGTAGTCTGTACCCGGTTTTAGCAGCACACCATTCTGATACACATCTACGTACAGACTATCTGCGTAGGTCAGTGTTTTACTGTCTGCGTCACTACCACTAAAGCTAGTCTGACCAGCAGTTGCTTGGTAGACAAAGCGGTTGCGAACACCGAACTCTGGGGATTTTCCTATATATGGCATTACGCTAAATCTCCGTGAAATACTGCATTTACTATGTTATCTCTTGGAGTGCCATTTGCAGAACCCGGTTCATAGTTTGTACTTGAAAAAATCCTACGAGAACCAGCGGATGTATCGGTGGATAAAAAAGTTAAAGTATGCTCATCTCCAGCCTGACTTGCACCCAAGTTTCCTGTTAAAGAAAAATTACCACTAGCCATATCGTTTGTAATTGTTATGGTGTAATCACCCGTCCCGTTATCTGTTGCAGATGCACAATTAAAACTGTCGGTAAAAGTAGTTCCTGAACCTGAGTAATCTGCCCAAGCCTTTGCCAACCCCTGAGCAAGGTTAGTGGTTGCTGACCCTCCTTCAGAGCCAACAACCGTGCCTTTTGTAAGATTGGTCAGTGCCATCTCTCACTCCTTATGCGTACGGGCTGTCACCTAGTACACTTGTATCCCAAGCTGCCTTCAGCTTTGCGATTGTATCTGCGTTAGTAATTGCAGATGCTGCTGGGGCATCACGAAGAGCGTTCTTCTTAGTGACTGATGCAGCCTGTGCATCTGTGTCACCAGCTTCAAGTGCCTTCATGTACACCACGTCTTCTGCTTCGAGCAGAGGCGCACGAACTTCACGGATTTTGTCCTTGAAGATTACTTTGGCTGCGTCCATATCTTCGGATATGACTTTGCCACTCAATGACCATGCACCCCGAAAGTGACGGTCAGAAGGAACGGTAACTGTAGAAGCATCAACCTGATTCCCGTCCTTGTCTACGATGTATGTTGTTGCCATTAGGTTTCTCCTCTTAGGCTGCTAAATCAGTGACGATTAATTCTTCAGTTATTTTCCAAGCATTGCGCCACTCTCTAGTGCTTGGTAACTGTTCCTTGCGGCAAATAACCATCTTGGGTTTGTTGCCTGTATTCCAATCCCGCCAAACGTGTTGGGGGCAGTCTTTCATAATCAGGTACTCAATCGCCTGTTCTTCTGTCATAGCTTCCACTGGCTCTGTCTGATGCAACAGATAGCCACGAGTATGTTTCTTGAAGTCTGGTTCTGCCTCGTCCTTTGCAAGTTCCCAGTACACCCAAACCGGGGGTAGTATACCACCTTGCAATGCACAAGCCATCCAGTTGGGGTCTGGTACAAGCACCTTAGCGCACTCATCAATGCTGTCCTCGTAGACCACACGGTACTCCGACTGATAGCCTTCTAGGTTTTCTTTTGCCCAGCACAGTCTATCCCATAAATGTGTATTTTTAAATTTAGGTGTTTTAATCATGCTAAATCCCCAAATATTACTGTACTACTTATATAATCTCCAAATCCACCAGTGCTAGTGTAAAACCCTTTTCTAGGATTACAAGCAGTTGTTGTTCTAACTTGATGGTCAAAATGTGCAGCTTGATAACCCATATAACCGCTGTTTGTACCTATGTTAGCATCAAGTCCACCACCATGATTTGCATACAAGCTATTGTTCATTGCAGAAGAAAAATTCATTACTGTATCTCCACTTCCACCATCAGTTGCTGAACTTACATTCAAACTATCATAAACTGTTGCATGAAGTTCATGCATCCAAGCTTTTGAACTACCATTCACAACGTACTGCGTATCAAGTGACCCTACAGTGCTGTGTTCTAGTTGGTCTGCTACAATTTTGCCAGCCATTATGCTAAATCTCCGTGAAATATGTGCATCGACCAATCACGGTCAGCCAAAACCGCATTACCTGAAGCAGTTGAACCCGCTTGTACAGCTACGTCACAATGGTCAGTGGCTCTTTTATCTGTTACACCACCGCCCATATCCATGCCAGAAAAATCTCCACCACGACTACTGTTTGTTTCATAAACGGCTCCAGCACTACCAACAATGTATTTAGTTGAGTTCATATTTGAAGTGAAATTACATATATATAACCCTGTTCCAGAATCTCCGATAGTTGATACATTAAATGAGTCATCAACAGAGTCTGCGTGTGTGTGCGTTACCCAAGCCTTCGCCAACCCCTGCTGGAGATTAGTTGTTGTGCTGTTACCTTCGCCTGTAACAGAGATAGAGCCAGCAGTGCTTGTGCCAGTGAGTGTGTTTACAAGAATTGTACTCATGCTAGGTCTCCTAACGAGGTGTTTTGTGAGTAGTCATAGTCATAAACACCCGCAGAGCTTGCAGTCACATATCTAGTAGATAGTTCAATCGCAGAAGTTGTTATATCACTAGTTTTTGTTGCAGCATTTTGAAGGGCTGCTGATACTATATCACCACCGTCCCACGCGGCTGCACCCCCATGTGTATACTTTGTATTAGAAAAATTATTTGCATAAGATACTGACGTTTGCCCAGTGCCTACATCAGATAAAGAACTGCAATTTAAACTATTTTGTATTGCTCTGGATGAGTCAGTGTTATCGTAAATAACAAAATGTTTTGCTGCGTGTTGCTTAGTCAGCGTAGCCGCACCGCCACTGGTGTTCTGAATTGTATCTGCTTTCAACGTACTCATAGCGTCACCAATGTACCACCAGATTCAACGGTGAGTGTCACACCGCTGGCTACTGTAAGTGGCCCTGTTACGTTAGCGTTCTCTGTTGCCAAAATGGTTGTGTTGGAACTGAGTGTTTGTGCGTTGGTACGGAAGATACCGCTTGCCTTAAACGTACCTTTGTTTTCTGCTGCAGGTGTTACAGACGCTGCAGATACACCCATGTAAATTACGAATATATTACCAGTTCCGCTTGACGGTGCTGCAGTAAAGGTGAGTGTTGTACCGTCTGGCACAGTGAACGCATCAACACTTTCCTGTACGACACCATCTACAGATACGATGATATCTTCCTGAGTTACCGTTTGATTCAGGGTAAACGTGGTTGTAGACCCGTTACCGTTAAACTCTTGGGTAGCAGGTCTGCTTTGAAAATTTGCAGTGATAGGATTACCAATGAGGGGCATGGGCTATTCCTTATGAACTGATGGTGTCAACTACAGAAACCCAAACATCTGCGCTGCTTGCGGTATCACTTATGACGTTAAGTATATCACCAGATTGCATTACAACCTTTGCGCCACCATCCAATACCTGTAGGGCTGAACCTGCCGGGATGGGAGCAGATTTAACAATGTAGTAATCTGTGGTTCCACCTGCCCCTGTGATATATACATCCACTGTAATTTGTGAAGTTACAATATTAGCAATATTGATACCGATAAGCGCATCGTCGGAATTTGCGGTTCGTAGAACTACTTCGCTTGCTCCCACACCTTTTGCAATGTTTCTTTCAAAATCCTGTGCCATGATTTCTCCTCAGTATAGTATACTGTTTTTTAAAGTGTCTGTCAACTAAAGTGCGATTGCCATAGCCACTGCAAAACCTGCTGAAGCACCCGAAGATGCTACATTAGTTAGCTGTGAGCCATCAACTGCAGGTAACCGTGCAGAGCCATCTAGTTGCACCACATTATTAGCTGATGTCCCTACGGTTTGAGTTGCTGCCGTACCCAAGCCAAGAGTTGTACGTTGAGCAGCAGCATCAGCGTCATCCAGTAAAGCTTTACCTGCGGCTGTAAGGTCATAGGTTGCGGCTGTTCCTGACCCGGTAAATTGAATACCCTTATCTGCTGCAGATGTTAGACCAGCAAGTGCAGCTAGTTCCGCATCATATGCCTGTACATCACTGCCAATAGCTAGACCAAGTGTAGTACGTTGAGCAGAAGCATCTGCATCATCTAGCAAGGCTTTACCAGCAGCAGTTAAGTCATACGTTGATGCAGTACCACTGCCTGTAAACTGAATACCTTTATCTGCTGCAGATGTTAGACCAGCAAGTGCTTTTAACTCTGCATCAGCTAACATGCCATTAGATACTGTTCCAGTGTCCCCAGTACCCACTAATGTTCCTGTTGCTACAGGTAATGTTAACACTGCACTACTGCTTGCAGAATGTGGTTGTGCTTGTAGTGTTTGTGCGTGGGCGTTAGAAACCTCACAATAGAACTTTACTTTAGATACATTGCCTGTGCCTGTGCGTATATCAATAAGACCGTCGGATACAGACACACCACCTGAAGAACCATCACCATCAAGGTTTACTACACCAGAACCATTTGGTAAGATGTCGATATTGCCATTGGACACAGATACGATATCCTGTCCATTAACATCAAGTGACCCGCCCAACTGCGGAGTCGTATCTGCAACTACATCTGTAATACCACCCAAACCAGAAGACAGGTTAGCGAGTGTGAGTTTTTTCAACGCACCTGCATCTGCATCGTGGATTAGTAGGGTATCGTTAGATGTATCTAGCCCTGAAGTGATTGCAGTTTGACCACTAATTACATTAGCATTAAGCATCGCTGTTTCAACAGCACTGTTTGCAATTGTTACTGCACCTGCACTACTGATAGTCACGTCACCAGATACAGCAACCGGATTAAAGTTCGCACCGTCTGCCACCATGATGTGACCAGAGGTGTTCGTACCCATAGTGATATCATCACCTGTAACAGTCAGGTCTCCTGTAACAGTAAGGTTGTTACCTATAGTTACATTGTTAGGCAACCCAATAGTAAGTGTTTGACCAGAAGCAGATGTCTCAATTTCATTAGTTGTACCTGCAATAGTCAATGACTGTGAGTCTAGGTCAACAGCACCTGTACCACCATCGCCTGCAAAGTCTAAATCTTCTGCAGTGATTTGTGTATCTACATAATCCTTGACAGCAGCGGATGTTGGTATTGTTGTATCGTTATCATTTGAACCAATGCCCTCTGATTCTAACACTATTGTAGCAGCTTTAAAGTTATCTACTTCAATATTTGATACAGTATTGTTATCTACATCTATAGTTTTATTTGTAAGTGTTTGTGAACCTGTAAGAGTGGCAACAGTGCTATCAATAGCAAAGGTAACAGCGTTACCGCTACCGCTAGTATCAATCCCTGTACCACCAGTAAACGTAAGTGTCTCACTATCTAAGTCTATACTGAGTGCGCCACCGCTATCCGCTTGAAAATCTAAGTCCTCTGCAGTTAGCTGTGTGTCAACATACGCTTTGATTGACTGTTGTGTTGCCAGCGCGGTTGCACTGTTAGAGGACATGTTGTCTTCGTCAAGAATGTCAGTGACTGTGGTTGTTGGCATGGCAAGACCATCGATGGTTGCCGTACCATCCAAATACAAGTCTTTAAACTGTTTGCTGCTTGCGCCAAGGTCAATATCGTTGGTGGTCGTAGGTTCGATTACACCATCTTTTACAACAAATTGCTCTACAGACGAACTTGATACATCCACAGAGAACTCAATCTGATTGTTGGGATTATCTATGACAACCTTGTTAAGAGGCGTAGCAACACCGGGGTCACCAATCAAACCAATGACCGGACCTTCTGCTGCTGTCCCATCGTGTGCATGACCTGTTGTATTATCGAACGCTGCAAGAATTTTATTAAATTCATCGTTACTGTGAGCAGCGGTAATAACGTCGCCATCAGTGAACGTGGATTGTCTGGTATATCCTGCCATTTATTATCTCCTTCCACCCGGAGTAAACTCCAGTTGGTAACCTTTCAATGAAATTGGTGCAGCACCTGCTGTATCGTCTAATCTTACCGCAACTGTAAATCCACCGCCTTCTATACTTTGACGTACAAGAGGTGAACCTGATGAACCATACACGGCTGTTCCGTAAGTTGATGATGGGTTACCATAAATAGCTATGGCAGCACCAGTATTTAAAGTGTATGTATTTGGTTGAGGGGTTGTGCTTGCATTAAAATCATATCGAATACGAAAGTTTGAGTTCACTGTGCCTTCGTTATCGTAGTTCCAAATGATACGCTGCATCATCTTACGGATGCCAGCATCCCCCATTGTATAATCTGGACCAGTGTAAACAGCCGCTATATTAGACCCATCAAAAGTATTCCCAGATTCTTGCTTGTATACATACCCATCATAACCACCATGTAAAACTGTTTCTACGCCACTGATAAATCCAGAAACACAACAAGAAGCTCTAATGCCTTTTAAGTCGGCATATTCCCAACCAACACCGCCATCGACACCAGCTTTAATAACACCTAATAATCCCGGTGATGAGGCATCAGTTCCTGTATCACTTGGAAAAAACAAACGGTACTGTGATTTAGTACGAATAACAACACTAGAGATACGGTCTGTGTCAACGTTATCCAAGCGAGGCTGCACCTGCTTAGAAATCGTACCCAGTTCCACGTCACCAATTCTTTCAGTACCAGCAATCGTACGTAAACCATCAGGGGCTAAATAAACGAGGTCACCTGATATTTCTTGAATACTAAAACCATCAATACAACCAGTAGCACGGGTAACTGGAACAACGTTAAAATTAGATGAACTAGAGCCTGTAACTTTAAATATAGAATCTTGGCAAAATATAAAAAGTTCTTCACGGAAAACTTTTATACCTACTACAGGTTCATCTACCTTAAAACTTCCTGCATCACTTGAACTAAAATCATTTTCAGAAAATGGTGAAGTAAATACTAACTCTGCAGGGTTACTTGACATCCCGCCGAAAAATATATGCCCTTTAAATATTTCTACAAATGCAGGGTCTGCTGGTCTGTTAGTTGTGTTTATGTCAGTTACAGAAGAATTATCAAAGACAGACGCAAGGTTTGAACCGTCTACCATAATCATTTTATCTGTGCCGTTGAAGTTGAAGTTTACAAAATTGTATCTTCCAGCACTGGTGCGACCTGTATCTATACTAGTGTATCCGCTGCCTGTACTTTTAAATACAGACGTACCTTTTGCAACAATTACTTGGTCTTTGTATATATGTATCCCAAGAATTGTGCCTGACGAACCACCTACCTGATTAGAATCAAATTTAGTATACCCATTAAGGCGACGATAACCACCGTTAATGTCTGGTTCAAAGTTTTGTAGCTGTAAGGCAGCACCCGGCGGGATAGAAAAAGTATCTTTATCCAATACCAAGCCACCGCCCAAACGGACAACAAACGGGCTAAGAAGCGAGGTATCTGCCATTAAACTGCTCTCATGTAGTCTTTCTTGTTGATGAGTTCGATACGCATACGAGCAAGACCAGCCTCGTAATCACGCAATGCAAGTTGCGAAAACTGCACGTCTGAACGAAGCATATGTGCAAAATATCTTGCACGGTTTACAATTACATCGTGAAAACGTTCAGGTATGGTTGGTGTATCTGTATTTGCAGACATATCTGTGGTTGTCTGATAATAATAATATCTTATTGTGTATGTAGATACGTCAGGAACGGGAGATAAACCAATTTTGTTGTCTGGTGTAGAGTAAACAAATCTAGGTAAACCTTCAGAGTCTCCATTCGGATTTGTATCTACTTCATTGTAGCCTTCTAAGTATTCTTCAAAAGACAAGTATCGTAGTGTTCTTTCTGCGGTGGTTGCAGATTCTTGTACAGTAAAGCTGTCAAAATCTACTGTCTTTGCATTTGTTTCACGACTATACTCTGCTGTGCTTGCTGTGGTAGTAAAAGACTGATTGACCACTGTGAAAGGCCATTCAACTTCAGAATTAATAATGTCTCGCTGTGCTTTGTTAATAAAGTCTTTAACAGATGTTTGAATACCACGAGTTGTACTGACCGTGGTAATCTCCACCTCATTAATTTCACGTAAGACAGAATTGATTAATTCGAGATAGGTCATGTTACTCTTCTATGACGACGTACTTTTTTAGCAATCTTTTTGGGTTGTCTAGAGACTTGTTTACCTGCTTTAGTTGCTTTTCTTTTAGCACGGGTTGTTGCAGCGTACTCTTTCGCTGATAGGGACTTAATGGCTTTCTCAGGTAAATATCTTTCCCCGGTTGCTTTTGGACCCTGTGTCGACGGTTTACCACTTTTGGTACGCCACTTCTGTTTAGTCCATGCCTTCAAAGAGCGTTGGCTCTTTTTTAGTGCCATCTTTATTCTCCTGAGTTAGCTTTACAAGCGTAGCAAACTTTTCATTCGCTTCAGCATATTTATCAACTGCTTTGTCCATTTCTTCAAGCAAGTCTGGATGTTCTCCCACAGCAACCGGATTACTGAGGTAATTGCTAAGTACATACGTTGCATCTTTCATCTCCGCCTGATATTTAAAAAGTAAAGCGTCTATCGCTAATTTAGGCAAACCCATTTATTTCTCCAAATACTCTAGTATACGGTTCTAGCTAGAATAAGTCAACACAACAACAAAGCAGGTGACCATTGCTACGATTGCAATTACAGCTATTGCTGTTGCCTTTGCCGCCTCCCAAAACTGATGTTCTTTACGAGCCTTTTCTATACGCCGCTGCTTTTCTGCTTCTTTTGCTTCCTGTATACGCTTTGCACGTTCGTTAACAATACCTGCCCACGTTCCCGGTCCAAACCGCATGTCTACAAGAACGGACACCTCGCGCAGTTTCTCAGCCGCCAATTTTGCATCAATAACCTCTTGAGCAACCGTGTTAACGCTAAACGTATCTACACCTGCTTTTTTGTTACGTGCTTTTTGTGCTTCTTGCTCACCGCGAAACAGGTCGTCTATCTGTCCTGCTATCTCCCCGATATCTTTAGCGGTGTTGATTTGGGACTTGATAAAGTCTGTGGCCTGTTTTACAAGAGCGATTCCTGTCAGTACCTCTGCTACGACCATCAGTTTTTATATCCGCCCCCTGCTTTCTTGTAGGCAGAAGCCAGCATTTGCGCTTTTCTTGCTGACCATTGTCCCGGCCTGCCGCCTTTTCCACCTGCCTTAATACGGTTGAACAGACGCTTTCTCATACTAGGCTTGGTATAGTTACCAGCTTCGTTGACACGGCTTTTGCTTTTCTTTACTTTGCCGCCTTTTTTTAATTCTTGCAAAGCGTCTCTGTACTTAGGTGGCTTTAACATACTAACTCCCCATCCCGCATAGCGGTAGCCAAACGTACCGCCCGTTGTCCTACTTGCGATGCCCAACGCGAATCAAGCATCTCAACTGCTGCTAAAGAAAAATCGCGGTCATGTATAGCTTTCCACATGTTTTTAAACTTGTTTAATCTTGGCATACCGAGATTTATCGCCATGTCTAAAAGCACACGACAACGAACATCATCAAGTCCTGCTGTGCAAGGGTGTGATGCAATTAATTCTTTTTCTACAATGTCTATGTCATTGGATAAAAGAAAACGAGCATGAGCTTCTGTTATGCCCTGTTCGTACACTTCTGTTTTAAGCATGTTCATAAAAGCAAGTTCGCCGTCAGTGATACCTCGGTCTTCAAGGTTCCTGCCAACACCGATTGTATCAATGCCAAGGTGGTCTTGATAGACTTGCAACTTCAAACCCTCATGTAAAATCAACTGGTCGATGAGTGCTTCACGATTATATTGCATCACTTACCCCTAGATTCTCTACCTAGATAGATACCGTACACACCTGTCATAACACCCATGATAACGGAGACAAATGCAGACTGTTGTGTTGTAGGGTCTTCTAAGTTCATAAACCACTCTGCACAACGCCATGACATTGCAACAGAAGCAATCATAGTTAGCTTGGCTGTAACATTAAATTGAAGATATCTTTTCCACCAATCAGCCATCATCTACGCCTTAATGTTCTAGGACCCATTCTATTAGTAAGACGCCTAGCTAAATTTCTACCTCTGCTTCCTCTACCTCGTGCTTGCGCTGCCCTTCTTTGTGCAGCCAACCTTGAACGTTGTTGTGCAGTTAATCTCTGTGTTGGCCTAGCTGGTCGCTGTCCTGAACGTCTACGTTTAAATAGTTCTGCAGCTTGTTTAAATCTTGCGCTTTGTTCTGGTGTAGTATTCGAGCGTCTGCGTTTGACTTGTTGCAGTTTACCTCTTAATGTCGCTTGCATAGCTCTCTTTTGAGCATCTGTAACTCGACCTGTTCCAAATGAACTTTTACCTGCCCTAACTCTTGTTGGTAATTTAGGTCTTTTAGGACTATCACCTGAACGAGTAGGTTTATTTCTTACCGGGCCTCTACCTATTTGTCTAATGCCTCCTGTACGGCTTCTACGACGAATCATACTAATCTCCTAACCTATCACTTTTTACCAAAGAATTTTGTAGCTGAACGTACGCCAAAAGAAGCGGCAACGATAACTCCCAAGGAATATTGATACCATTCAGGCATCTTGTTGAGTTGTTCGAACCCATTTTGTACCACTCCTTCCATGCCCGGTATGAAGGCTAGTATCAGCGGAATACTAAACAAAATTACCAGCCACTCGTCTTTCCAACTTGAAGACGAAGCACGGGCCATCTCCAAGTCCCAATCAATTTCACCCGTAGCTTTTTTCTGCATAACCACAGCTTCCGCTTGAGCCTTGGCTACCTTCGTAGCTGACTGTGCTTTCTTCTCTTCTACCTTGCCCTCAAGCCACGTAGAAGCGATATTGCTTATAGGTCCAATCAATGCAGTTAGCATTTCCATCTCTTCCTTGCTTGACGCAAACGGCTGTTAGGATTTTTTGCTGCTTTAGGAAACTTCTTCATTTGTCCAGCAGACCTAGCGCAAAAAGATTTACGCCGTTTAGCATCTTTGCTACCCGGCTTTACTTTCCCTGTCACTGCTGTTTTTAATTTTGAACCGGGGTTCTTACGCCGATAAGCAGCTACCCCAGCTTTAGTCATACCAGCCCCTGCTTTCGTTGGTCGAAAGTTCTTCTTGTTACGGGCTGGCATCTTATCTTGTTTACGAGCCATTACTTCTTCCTAGCTGTTTGTGCTGCACGTCTAAAGTTAGCTTTGCTTGGCGCACCCTTACTTCCGGGTTTACGCATGGTCTCTCCGCTGCCAGCTTTTATTCTGCGTTTTTTGGCAGCTATGTTGGCATATAGTCCCTGTCTAGCCATGACTACGCCTTTACTAGTTTATAGCCTTTTTTCTTTGCAGCAGCACGTATCTGTGCAACAGTCATGGCTTTGCCTTTTTTACCACCCACTGCACCGCCTTTAGCCATGCCTTTAGACCGCATCTTCATCTTGCCGCCTTTAGCCATGCCTTTAGACCGCATCTTACCACCTTTGGCATATCCCTTAGATTTCATGGCAGTGCGTCCACCACGAGCCATGCCCTTGCTCTTTTTATTCATCATCTTCTTCATAATCTGTCTCCGCATAAAGATTATCAAATACCCTTGCCGTATCACTTACGTAGTTAGGGTCTTGTTTAGAATGGTGTACCCACTGGCTTGGTGCAAAGTCTGGTGGGCCTTCTCCTGTTACAAACCACGCAGGATTAGTAACACGGACTCTGTTGTTGGGAAGGGCAACCATGTTGCCTGTCCACTTACCTGCATCCAACAATTCCAAAACATGACTTTGTTTGTGTTGAGCAGGGTCATCAGCTACCTCAGTGTCGGTATAATCGACAGTAAAGTAATATTTAGCAGGGTAGAACTCCCCGTCTATCTTTGCCAACCAAGGGCATGGTGTCGCTCTATTCAGTACAAACACCGAATGATGGTGTGATTGGCAATCCCAAGGCTGTGCAAGGTAAGTAGGTATTGGTTCAGGCCACTCATCTAAAGGTGTGTCACCTACAAGTGCAGTGAGAGGCATCCTAGCCCACATAGCACCACCGTGTACATTTTCTTCTTCCTCACATCCAGTAAACATAACTTGGAAACTAAGAGTTCGCATTGGTAGGGTTGTTATCCCTATCGCCATTGCATGAAGAAATTCTCCTTGATATCGGTCAAAGTTTGTTGTATATTCTCGTCGTACCCAAACCTTAAAATACGGTATATTGCTTGTGATATAATTCATAACTCATCTCCTAATAAGTGATGCTGTATTATATCACATTTAATTTATTATGTGAATACTTCTGTGCCATCGCCTGTTAAACAACTTGTCATTTTAAATATCATAGGCATACGATAAGTAGTCCACAATCCCATGAGGTCATACGCCATTTCATCAATACGCTCCTTACATCTCTCTTCTGTTTCGTAAGGACCACGATTGTCTGTTATAGTCATGCACATATCTGCGCTTGCAACATGACAGGCTATGATTACGGCTGTGAACATGGGGGTGTATCCCGGCAGGGTTAGATGCTTATATCATAAAAAAAAGTGTACGTCAAGGGGCAAGTTGCCCTGCCCCCCGACAGTCATTTAGGCAAAGGTTGCCGCAGTTGCAGGGTCAGCAGGGACCGGAGTCATTACTGCTACAACTTTAACAACGCCTGTAAACGCATCAGTCGAACCGTTTGTTAAAACGATGTGGTCATTAGCGTTATACAAAAAGCCCCCAGCAGTGCCTGCAGCAGGAGCAACAGCAGCACCAGAACCGTCGTAAGCAGCTACGTAACGGTTAGGGTCTGTGTCATCACCTAAGTCAAGGTCACCAGCACCAGCGGTCAAAACTTCCAAGTAGGCGTTTAGAACGATAGTATCTGCGGGAACGTGCATTACGTCAATGGACTCTGACGTACCAAGATTAGTGCTTGAAAAGTCCAATTTGACAACAGCAACGTGTGCGCCACCACCAGCAGGGATGTTAGCGTCTTGGCTTGTTACAGCCGATGATTGAAAAGTCGCCATTTTCTAATCTCCCTTACAGTGAAATAACGGCACGAACGAGGGCTTCTGGGCGAAGAACTTTACGTCCAAACACATGCAGACCACGTACGATGTCGCTAAAGGTTTCAGTAGAACGTACAACTTCAGTCTTCGCAATATGCGAAGCAGTTGCAGTTGATGACATGTGACCAGCCAAGATTGGGAACTCACCAGCCCCCAGACCAGTTACGTCAACAGTGTCTGTGCCAGAAGCGTTCATTGCAGTTGACTTATAGCAATTAAAGCCAGCAATGTTGCCCTGCATGACAAGACCGTTACGCAGTGGTGAAGTACCGTCGCCAGTTACCTGCACTTCTGCGAACTTTGCACCTGCGCCAAACAGTGTTTCGTAGAAAGCTGGAGCAGCTACGAACCAACGGTTTTCTTCAGGAACTGTTTGGTCATCCAATGCACGAGCCATCTTCAGCATAATGTTGACGAGATTGTCGCCTGTCTGAGATGTCAGTGGTGAAGCCAATGTACCCAGACCTGTAACAGTAGCAGTAGCCGCGCCAGATTCTGACGAAATACCAGCACCGTTGAACATTGCTGTCAGGATATTACCATCGTACTTCCGCTTCAGCGAGTACGCACCTGAAGAAGTAGCGAGGGCTTCGAAGTTAACGTGAGACTGACGCTCTTCGATGTCGTCAATCTTAAACGCAAATGCGTTTGCTTGGTCAACAACCATAGTAATCTGGTCATCTGCCAAATCCTGTGGATTTACCACAGAACCACGAGCATATGAGGATACAGTGATTGTTGGCTCTTTAATGATACGTACAGTATCGCCAAAGTTTTCAATTTCGCCAGCGTAGTCGGTATTCGTAATATCTTCTGCAACCGAAGCACGACGGAAGAATTTGAGAACTTTTTGGCTAAAAATTTCCGGTGTAAAGTTACCGGAGGGCAGGTTATTGTAACCTGATGAACTATTAAAAGCCATTGTTCAATCCCTTCCTTTGAGGATTAAGAGTTAAAGTCGATTCGCCCTTCAGCCCTTGCAGAGTCGATTTCGCTCTCTAGCTTTTCGAACTCCCAAGGTTTCATCTTGGCGATTTGCGAAGCCTTGAAGACCCTCTTACCCGCATTGGGGTCAGTGGCTACTTCTTTAGCAGTAGGTTTAGTAACAGCTTCTGCCGCACTTTCCTGACGCTTGGACTTCTTTGTTTTTGTAAGACCAGCATCGGCCTTATAAAGGTCCACAACACGAGCCGCCCATCTTGCATCGGTATTGTTTTTGTAAATACCATCTGAAAGAGTTTGTGGCTGCTCTTCAAGCCAACCCAAGAACTGGTCTGTGGTCTTGAGTTCATCAAAGTCTGGGTGTAACCGTAAGAGTTCCTCGTAGGCTTTCTGCTTTTCTAGGTTCTTTTCCCGTTCTTTGATTGTGCCAATCTCGTCACGGAGTTTTGATACTTGCGACTCTGTTTGCATAGAAGCAACAGTTTGAACCACTTCGAACACGTCAGGGTAACGTTCTTTGAACTCGTCTAGTTCTTCTTGAGTTCGCGGTGGTGTAACACCCCTTGGCATTTCAACAGCGCGGCTATTCATAGTATCTCGAAGACTCGCGATTTCTTCTTTAAACTCTGTTACCTTGCTATCGTAGTGTTTCTTTAAGTCGTCGTATCTTTTCTTGTAATCGTGTTCCGCTTCTTTTGTTTCCTTTTGCGGAACGAAACTATCACTTTCCTGAGTAGCCGCTTCTTGTGAGGCGGGGTCAGTTTCTTCTTCGGATGCTTCTACCTGTTCTTGGTCTTCTTCATCCTTATAGACTTCTTCGCGATACTTTCCACGATACAGTTCTTTGTTGTTAGTAACTCCGAAAGAGTCGTTTGCTTTATTGGCTCTGTGGCCTTTTGTTTTTGCCATTTGTTTTACCTCATGATGCGGGGCTACTTGGCTTGTAGGTAGCCGCTTCGGTTACGTCAGGGCCGCGTTGCGGGTAGCTGACAAATCTTATCTATTAATAAATCCACCGCTTGCTTTTCGTTCAAACGTTTGCTTTGCTCTTTGTGACCGCGCAATTCTTTCTTCACTGTCTATTAAATCCTGTAATTCAGGATATTTTTCTGCCATAGAAGCTATGACTTGACTCTGTAATTCTTTAGGCGTAGTCTGTCTAATATGTTCTAAAAATTGATGTCCGTAGTTATCATACGTATGCTGTACAGTTCTCTCGCCTTTTGGTAAAAGTCCCCTAACAGTTTCATATGCAATTCGTTTTGCTCTTAATTCTTCGTTATAACGAGCTTCTTCATCAGTCATACCGGGTTGACTAGCTAAAGATTGAAAGTTTTTTCCTGAACCAGAAGCGTGAGCAATCTCTTCTGCTGTTATAAACAAATTAAGTAAAGAGGGCGTTCTAGGAACGTTAGCAGCAGGGCCTGAACCCATAAAATCATCAGTCCCAAAAAACGGACCAAAGACTATAGGGTCTATGTTTTCTTTTTTAGTAAACTGGTCTATGTTTTCTTTGGCTTGACGAAGTTCTTCTTCATCCAAAAGACCGTAGGGGTCTAAATCATAGTAACTTTCTATGTTCATACCCTGTTGTTGAGCAGACGAAATCATTTGTTCCATCTTACGTTTAACTTCATCAAGTATGATTGGGTCTTCGTAATCGTAAATCGAACCCCCATTCGCCATGCCTAACATACCACCCTGCGCTGCTTCTTGCAGACGCTCTTTGGTTTCTGGCTTACCGCGATTATTGATTTTGTTGAGTCTGTCGTAGCCGATGATTTTAGCGAGGTACGGTGCAACCGTTACTTCACCACGAGAGATGGCTACATCTATAAGTTTAGCGGAGTTTTCTGAATTGTCAATAGTAATACCGCGTCTAACTGCTTCTTTTTGTGCATCGTTCAGCATTTTCTTGATATCTTCTTCACCCGCGAACTCTACTGCAGCAGCATTGATGACGAACGCACCCTCTGGCATTTTCGTCTCTACGTTGTCTGCAACAGTCTGTTCTTCAGACACCTGACTTGGTGGGCGGTCAACAAAACCCGAAGACATACCGCCTGCCATCTGACCACCGATAGCCATGCCAACAAAACCACCTGTTGCAAAATCGTGATAGTCTCTTGATTGATAATCTTCAAACGATTCTGAAACAAAGTTCCCGCCTCCGGTAGGAGTTGATACTGTACCCCCGCCACTGTCGTTCGAATCTTGATAACCAAACTGTAGTGTTCGATTTTGTGCAGCGGCTTCTTCTGCTGCCTTTTTTGCTAAATCTATCGCCTGCTGTTCAGCTTTAGCTTTGTCCATTACTTGACTATAAGTTCTACTGCCTACGTCAAAGCCATATCTAGCCGCAGCTACATCCATTTCGGTTTGCCTAGCAGCAATCTGAGATTCAAGAGCTTTGGCACTTGTTATGCCTACAATATTATACTTTTCTTTTGCAGTTTTCTTAAGTTCGTTGATATCTTTTGTTCTTCCAGTTTCTTGCTCCACTATCTTCTGTGCAATCGTTGTACCACCCGGAAGCTTGCCGCCAGATAGTTTTACTCCTCTACCTGAAGTTACAAGCCCAGCTTTAATTGCATCCTGCATGGTTTTAATTCCTGCAGGATTACCACCCAATGCTTTGATAGCATCGTGAAGACTTTCATACTTACCACTGCGAACACCATCTAAAGCGGTTCGTGCTGTTCCGGTCAGGCCCCCAGTAAGACCCGTTGCTGATGCAAGGTTGTTAAGGTCACTAAGACTACCTTGTGCAGAAGTTTGACCAGTAGCTCCATTATAAAAACTACCATTCGCTGTATAAAAACTCATACCGCCTGTTATGACACCGCCCTCATCAACTATATACTTACCTGTTTCTTTTCTTGGGTCGAAAGTTCGTGGGTCAAATCCTTTTTGGAAAGCTTCGATACGGTGAAGCTGTTCGTTTGAGTAAGGACCTAAGTTACCTAAGTACCCGTACTTGCCCGGTGCGCGAACAAGCCCTGATGAACCGATTGTGAGTGCAAAGCCTTTTTGGTTTAAACCAGCAGCATGAGCAGACTGAACTTCCATGAGAGCTTGAGATTGTCTATTGTGAAGCACATCTGCTATAATTCCAAATCCCCCTGATGGTCTAAAAGTAGTCATACCAAAAGGATTCTTAACTTCTGTTCCTGTTGCAATACTTGCTACTGCGCTACCGAAAAGACCTGCGTCTAAAAGGTACGCACCACCAGCGGCGGCTCTTCCTATATTATCCATACCAAACAAACCAGAACGGTCATTTGAATACGCTTCCTGCGTAGCTTTAAATTCAAAGGGAGTTTGAAAACCAACAGTGTTCATATCAAAAATGTTTATCTCGTCTGCGTTACCCCCTGCGCTTGTTCCAACAGTATCTATGTTTATAGACATCTCACCTGTAAAAGCAGGACCATCATCTACAGGGTCATCTCCCCCATCTGCACGAACTATTCCTGTTTCAGGTGCAACAGCATCCTCTTTATCATCATCTTCATCTATAGGGCGGTCAACACCGATACCTGTACTAGCGAGGGTTTCTCGTGTAAAGTCCACAAACCTAGAACTGTAATCTTGTATGGATATTTCTCTTGGTGTGAAGAAGTTCTGAAAAGCACCCTCTATACGAAATCCTCCAGAGGATGTATCTTCTTCCTCTGGATTCGTAATGATAGGAAAATCTTCCATTTCAAGTAAATCTAATCTATCCGCCATTCTTCACCACCGCCTCGTGACTATCTTTAAGTTTGAGGAGCATTTCCACTAAAGCCAGCTTCCCCTGCACTTGGCGCAGTTCCGACTCCGATTGTGCCGTCACCACGGCCCGAATCATCGACTCCCGGACTTCCTGCAGGTACTCCACCATCAGGGGCCATTCCTTGCTGTTCACCACCGGGGCCAGCTTCTGCGCTTGCTGCTTGTTGAGCATTTGCCATCATTCCTTGTAACATCTTTGCATAGAGTTGTGCTTCGTTGGCATCGTTTACTAAGCTATCAGGGTCAATGTCCTGTGATATTGCTAGTTCTCTCATTAAGTTGGGTATCTTGACGAACGGAGCCAGCATTGGGTTAGACACGGTTTGTAGCAAAGTTGTCAAACGCTGACTGCGAACTTCCTTCTGCATAACAGCCGCAACACCCCTTGGTTTTATCTCTAAGTCGCCTACTATGTCCGGGGCATCGTCGTTAAACTGCATGTTCCATTGGAAATACGCCTCTCCTAGTGGCTTTAGCAACATATCATCTATGTTCTTTACAACCGTCTTCATAGACAGCCCTGCAGACCCCATCAGCATCGATAAGCCTGCTGCTGTACGTCCTGTGCCAGTAACGCCTGTCTGACCGTGCATAATTGACGGGATACCTGTCTCCTCATCAGCCAACTGTCGGCTAATCTGGTACATCTGTAGGTTTTCACCCGCAGTGTTAGGGAACTTCAGGCCGTTGATTGCTGTGCCTGTGACACCTGACTGACGACGGAATATCTTGCCGGGGAAGATGTCCATGTTTTGACCCGGTACAAGACTAGCTTCATCCACGTCAAACACAAGGTTACCTGCCAAGGCTAGATTATCAATTGCCATTCGAACGTGACCGTTCATCAGCTTCTGTGCATCTTCCATGTTCTCAGCAACACCAACACCCCATAGCTGGTATGGGTTGACTTCGTATGGGAACACATGATACGGAATACGGGCTGGGGTGAATGGGTTCAAGACACAGCGCAGAATCATGTTTCCGCAGACCCAGATGTTTACCTGTAGTTCATCGAACTCAGACATCATGTCCGCTTCTTCAAACCCTGCCGCCTTTGCAAGTTTAGAGTCAAGAACACCCCAGTATTCTAGAACCTCGTAGCGGCTTTCAGATATATACGGCTCGGTTTCATCCTCGCGAATAGTATCTTCGTAGTACTTGTCCTCGTAGTTAGGACCTTTCGCCAAACATTCTTCGATAGCTTCTGCAATAAAATGTGGACGTTTAATCAAAGAACGTAATTGTTGGCGATTAAATCTGTGACGTTCTATGACGTATTCACAGTCATCTATGCTTGTAGCAGATGGGTCAGGATGGAAGTCCCACGCAGACACCATTTCAATTCTAGGTACAACCTTCTCATAAGGGACGTACTCTCGTTCGCCCTCTTCGCTTCGTTCCCACTTGTGAACTCGCTTGTAAAAATTGAAAGGTCCCTTGACAATACCTGTGCCAAGAAGAGACGATTCAAATATAGCGTTACGAAATACGTTTACTGCGTTTGTGTCAAGAAGCTGGTCGTGGATAACCTTTTCCAGATTCAAAGCTGCAATCTGCGCGGGGCTAATTTGTGCCTCACCCATCTTTGCAGGTCCTTCTGCGAGTGGTAGGTTGCCATACTCTTTCTGAAGACCGCCAAGAAAGTTGCTGGATGGTTCAGCACCCAACGCTCCCGGCAACATCTCCCGTCCGTCACCAGCAAACCCATAAGGGTCTTCCTGCTGCATCTGGTCGAGGGGTGTTTCCATGTGAGCAAACTCCGCAATCCCTTCTGGGACCGGAGTGTGTTCTACAACTAGGGGAAACTTCTTGTTAGCAAAAAGGATATCTACAATCTGACCATACGCTGCCAGAACCTTTGTCTTGGTAATTCTTACGAATACCTTAGACCGTTCCGAATCACGATAGACTGTTGTAGAATCATACACACCACGAAAGTTCTTGTAGGCTTGCAACCAACGTTGCTCGTGAGCATAACGCCCGTTCTCAGACTCTTCGAACTTCTCTTTCACATAACCTGCAAGACCCGGAAAACTTTCTTCAGGGTTGATTAGGTTGATGGTGGTGTCATCTTCAGGTTGAAGGAAATTATCTTCTGACATATCTTAGTAATCGCGTTCTTCAGCCATTTTCATTACGGCAGGGTCTACTGTACCCTTAGTTGCAACTTTTGGCATGTCTTCAGTCAAAGTGCCTTGAGCAGTCTTGGTGTCAAACTCTAAACCTTCACGGTAAAGCTTGTCTGCACCCATCTGGTCATCTACGGATGTTTTGTCTGAGTTCATGATATAAGATGCACCGAAATTTAAATTCGACATTTTCATCTCCCGTTATCTAGATAAGAAGCCTTGGTCTTGATTGATAGAAGCGGCTTCGGGTCCTCTATCAATATTTACAAAGCCAGTATCACGCATGGCTTCTTGTTCTTCATCTGCTAAAGGTTCAGGTCTATTCTGTGTAAATTCAAAGTCTGGAACAACATCACTTTCTGCACCCGCAGGGCTAGATTCAAGAATCATAGGTAATGCACCTGCTACAGACAGAGGTGCTTTGGCAGCTAATGCTGCTCCTTCTATGGCTACGTCTTTAGCAAATGCTGCTGGTTCTGTTATTAGTTGACGTGCTGTCTCAAGACC